GGTAGGTAGTCAATTTGATAATGTGTACAAGTACGACATAGGCGTCCCTACAAAAATAACCCTACCAGCATCTGTGGTCGGCACAACTAGTGCCACACTTAAAGACCAAAGAGCAACATATACTTTTGTAACAGCAGACAGTGGATCAACAGTGAACTTAATAGCAGAGGAGATAATCTAATGGCAGGATACATAGGCTCTAAAGCCTCAGTTATCTCTTCTAAAGCAGTGTCTAAAAAGACATTCGCAATAACAACAACAACGACTTCTCTTACAGGAGTTACCTATTCAGTCGGCAGGGTAAACGTATTTCATAACGGTATACGCCTTGTTGATGGTACAGACTACACAGCATCTAATGGTATAAGCATCACACTGACAGCTGCTGCAAAGAATGGAGATCAAGTTGTTGTTCTTTCCCATGAGGATTTTACTGTTGCTAATACTTACACAACTGCACAGGCTGATGCTACGTTTCTAAAACCTACAAGTAACCTTGATGCAACTAAGCTTACAGGTAACATAGCCGCAGCACAGCTAACAGGGGCTTTGCCTGCTATTAGTGGTGCAAATCTTACAGGATTAGTTGCTACTTTTTCTGGGTTATCAGACACAACTGTCTCAACGTCTGGCCCTGCTCTCAACACTAACCCATCGTCTGGCGTAGGTCACATCTGGGCTAATAGGACTTCTGGTGAAATGTATATCCTTAAAGACGCGACTGCTAATGGTAATGTTTGGATTAATGTGGGTGATGGTACTGGTGGGGTTGGCCCCTTTGTTGCAACAGGAGGGACTAAAACAACTTCTGGTTCTTACACGATACATACGTTTACATCTTCTGGTACATTTGCAGTTTCATCAGGTAACAGAGTTCTTCAGTATGTTGTGGTTGCAGGTGGCGGCGGCGGCGGTTTTGACGATGGCGCAGGGGGTGGTGCAGGTGGTTATTTATCCTCTGTAGTAGGTGAACAATCTGGTGGGCCATCTATTCCAATCAATACCATAAACATAACAGCAGGGAATATGTCAGTAGTTGTAGGCGCCGGTGGCGCAGGGGGTGGTAGCAGCAATGCAAGTGGTAGTAACTCTTCAATAACTTTAGCATCCGCAGTTACTGCAATTGGTGGGGGCAAAGGCGCAGGTAATGGCTATCCAGGTCTAGGTGGTGGTTCAGCTGGCGGCAACTATCAAGGTGTAAATGTTCCTCTCAATGGAACTGCAGGGCAAGGTAATAGGGGGATCAAAGGTGCTAGTGCTGGCCGTGGTGGTCACGGCGGTGGTGCTGGTCAAGATGCTCAGACTTACATGGGTGGGATTGGCATAGCTTCATCTATAAATGGGACATCTACTTACAGAGCAAGTGGCGGCGGCGGCGGGTTAAGGTTTAGTGCAGGCGTTAATGTACAGGCTGGCGGTGGAGGCAATGGTGGGCTTTTTACTGTTCAATCAGTTGCTGGAACAGCCAACTCTGGCGGCGGTGGCGGCGGCGGCTGTGGCCAGCCCTCAGGTGGAACTAATCAAAACGGCGCAGCTGGCGGATCAGGTACCGTAATCATTCGCTACCTAACTTAATAGGAGAATAAAACATGGCGCATTACGCAAAAGTAAATAACGGCTTGGTGGAACAAGTAATCGTGGCAGAGGCTGATTTCTTTGATACATTCTCAGACAGTAGCCCCGGCTCTTGGATACAAACATCTTACAACACTTTTGGCGGTGTTCATGCAAACGGAGAAACACCCCTTCGCAAGAATTATGCTGGCATTGGTCATACCTATGATAGTGAACGGGATGCTTTCTACGCACCACAACCAGACGCTAGTTGGACGTTGAATGAAGGTACCTGTTTATGGGAGGTAGTATAATGAGTAAAGAGGATAAATTATGACCAAAGCAAGAGAACTTTCTGAACTAGCCCATCTGACTTCGGTCTCTGGGACAACTGCCACTGTTGATGGAACCATAGTAGCAACAACCTTTACAGGTGATGGATCATCTTTAACTGGAGTAGGTACATTTAAACCTACATCAGTTACGGGTGCTACGCCTTCGTTGAATGTGGGTACGTTTAACTTCTTTGATCAAGGGACACTCACAGTCAACACAACGGTTAGCTTTGCTTCTGTTCCGACTAATGCTAACTGGAAGTATAGCTTTAAAGGCAATATGCTAACAGGATATGGTATTGAAAACTCTGTACGAACAAACAAGACTTATACTTCTACCCAAGAAACTTCTTACCAAGCTATAGCCTTTAGCCCAGACGGGACTAAGATGTACATTGTAGGCCACGCTAACGACAGAGTGTACCAGTACACCCTCAGTCCAGCTTGGGATATATCGACAGCCTACTATACCTCTAAGAGCTTGAGTGTAACTGCTACTACGGCAGAGCCAGCTGGTTTGCGATTGAGTTCTGATGGTACTAAACTGTACGTGTTAGATAGCGGATCATCGGATAATATATGCCAGTACACACTCTCTACCGCTTATGACGTTTCTACAGGTTCTTATGCTAATAAGAGCCTGAGCATTGCTTCTCAAAGCCTTGGCCCCACTGGTATAGCTTTTAGCACAGACGGCACTAAGGTTTTCGTATCGGAATCTCGAACTTACAAGGTGTTTCAGTACACCCTTAGTACAGCTTGGGATATATCTACAGGTTCTTATGCTAATAAGTTTGCTTATGTAGGCGCTCAGACAAACCAACCTTGGGCTCTTGACATGAGCACAGATGGTCTCTTTATGTTTGTGGCGGGTAACGCTAGCACAGACACGCACAAGTTCACCCTTAGTACAGCTTGGGACATCTCCACCGCTACCTCTACCAGCGAAGACAACATTGGATATGGTAGTGGTATTACTTCTATATTCTTTAGACCAGATGGTAGCCACATTTACGTTGTAGATTCATCCTTTATTATTCGTGAGTTTACCACAGTAGGGGCATACACCACTGTTACGCTGCCTTCGTCAGTTGTTCAAACTCCCCCTACAACAATTACTGACAAGAGAATAACCTATGAGTTTTTTACATTAGATGGTGGAACCACAGTTAATCTTATAGGCGAAGAAATAATCTAAATAGGAGAATAGAATGTCAGGATATATAGGCATACAGCCAGTCCCGCAGGCTACACAGACAAGAGATGCATTTGATTGTACAGCAGGGCAGACCAGTTTCCCAACGGGAGGATACTCGCCTGGATTTCTTGATGTGTTTCTTAATGGGGTAAAACTCGCAGCGGTTGATTTCACAGCTACCAATGGTTCGGATATTATCCTAGCCACTGGGGCTGCTCTCAATGATGTGATGGAAGCAGTAGCTTACACTACATTCGAATCAGCAGTACCAGTAAATCTAGTAGATGGCGGTTTTGCCAACAGTGTTTATACCGCTGCTCAAACTATAAATGGAGGATCGGCAAGTGGCTGATAAGATTCAAATACGCCGTGATACGGCTGCTAACTGGACATCGGCTAACCCCGTCCTTGCACAAGGTGAGTTAGCATTAGAAACAGATACTAAGAAAATAAAGGCGGGTAATGGTACAGCGGCATGGTCAGCTCTAGCCTACTACGCTATTGAGGCCAATACAGATGGGTCTATAACAACACCTAAGCTTGCAAATGAAGCTGTGACGGAAGCCAAGATTAATATATCTAACACTGCAGTAGATGGGTACGCCCTCACAGCACAAGCCAGTGCTTCTGGTGGTTTAACTTGGGCAGCAATGGCTGCATCTGGAGTTAATAATATAGTAAGCTCTTCATTTGAGTCATCTGGTACATTTACAGCCACAGCAGCGGGTACTTATATTATTCAACTTGTAGGTGCTGGCGGCGGTTGTGCTATTGGGTCCAACAACGGCAGTAGTTCTGTATGCTCTATGACAGGCGGTGCTGGTGGGGGTTATTCTAAACTGAAAGTAGAAATGGAAATTGGTGACCAACTGGCGATTACTATTGGTGCAGGCGGTACTATTGCTTCAAATGAAAGGGTTAGATATAATGAGACTAGAACACGTACTGGTGGTGCAGGAGGCAACTCCACTTGCACTGGTAGTGCCATTGGCTCAGGGAACGTAACCGTAAACATGGCTGCTAATGGGGGTGGTTCAGGAACTGTTAGTATTTTCTCTTCTTCTTCAGGGAGCAGCACTCCACGGGTTCAAACTAGTAATGCTGGTGGTACAGCATCTGGTGGAGATGTTAACTTCACTGGTGGAATATCTAGGGCTGATGGTAATTTAGGTGCAGGTAATGGTTTTAGTCAGCATCCGGGTGCTTTTAGTTTAACAGCTAACGGAAGTGGGGACGTAAAAAATAGTGCTCCCCTTGGAATCCCAGCCACTTCTAACTACAATGCTGCTGCCTATCTAGCATTCTGTTCGAGTAAACAGATACTAGAAGTAATTCCAACGCCGTTTTATGAGGGCGGATTCATAAACCAATTTACAGGTAGCTCACAAGCTTTCAGATCACCTTCAATATACTCCAGTCTCTCTAATGTAGAGGTTAGATCAATTCCGGGATTTACTGGATGCGGAGCACCTGCTGGTCTGTCCCTAACCTCTACTTACATGTATGGTGCTGCTGGGGGTAATGGTTTTTGTATTATTACACAATTTGGTTCGTTATAGGAGATATTAAATGCAATTAGCACAAATAGTAGACAATATAGTTACAAACATTATCACTGTGAACGACTTAGATATACCTGACTTCTGCACTGGTTGGCCTGATGCAACACATCTTTCTATGGGTCAGACCTATGATGCGGATGCAGTAGCCGCTCTTGTACTTGAAGATAATAAATCTTTAGTTCGATCTGAAAGAAATAAAAAGCTTATGGAAACAGATTGGACTTCTGCAAGTGACCTCACAATGTCATCTGATATGACAGCATACCGTCAGGCTCTTAGAGATGTCCCAACTCAGGCTGGATTCCCAACTGTTACTTGGCCCACTAAACCTTAGTGAAATTCTCTAAGTTCCTTATAGGGGGGTCTAAGGATCCCCCTTCGGATTAATTAACATATAACAATATCACGAGGATATACATGCGCAATATTACTTATGAGGGTCCATCTACTCCCTTGTCTCAAGAATTAGATGAAATGAAGTACAGACAAAAGGGAGAGACCTTTGATGGTAAAATTAAGCGCATTGCACGAGCACTGTGTGATAGTGTAGAGCACCAGTGGTTACTAGAGAATATCATTGGACTGCAAAGGTTTCTTCCAGCTGGTCGAGTGCAGTCTGCAATGGGTGCTGGTAAGCTTGTCACTGCTTACAACTGTTTTGTATCAGGTGAAATTAAAGATAGTATGGATTCTATTATGGATCGTGCTAAAGAAGCAGCAGAGACAATGCGAAGAGGGGGTGGTATAGGATATGATTTCTCTAAAGTACGCCCTAGAGGTACTCAAATTAAATCATTGGAGAGCCAAGCTAGTGGGCCTATTTCTTTTATGTCTATATTTGATGCAGTGTGTCAAACCATTAGTAGTAGTGGCCACAGACGAGGCGCACAGATGGGTGTCTTACGTATTGACCATCCCGATATTGTTGACTTCATTACTTCTAAACGTAATTCTGATAAGCTTACTGGTTTTAATATATCACTAGGCATTACTGATAAATTTATGGAAGCTCTCTCTAAAGAGGATGACAGCTTTAACCTAATCTTTGATGGTATTGTACATGAAACAGTCTCTGCTAAGGAGATCTGGGATCTAGCAATGGAGTCTACATGGGATTGGGCTGAACCCGGTGTCTTATTTATTGATCGTATCCAAGAGATGAATAACTTATACTACTGTGAGGACATTAGTGCAACTAACCCATGTGGTGAACAGCCTCTTCCTCCCTATGGTGCCTGTCTTCTAGGCTCTTTTAACTGCACTAAGTATTTAATTAATAAGAATGGTAAATATACATTTGACTTTGCTCAATTCAAAGAAGACATCCCTCACGTTGTTCGTGCTATGGATAATGTTGTTGATCGTACTATTTACCCACTGAAGGAACAAGAAGATGAAGCGAAGAATAAGCGGAGAATGGGACTCGGCGTTACAGGTCTTGCTAATGCAGGCGAGATGCTTGGATATGAGTATGGGTCTAAACCGTTCCTCCGATGGATGGAAAAAGTCTTCGCATGTCTCAGAGACAACACCTACTACGCATCAGCAAAACTTGCAGAAGAGAAAGGAGCATTCCCTCTCTATCGTGAAGAGTACCTGAAGGGTAACTTTATTCGTACACTCCCAGCATTTGTTCAGAAGGAGATCCGAAAGCATGGTATTAGGAACAGCCACCTCACATCTATTGCGCCTACTGGGACAATCTCCCTCGTGGCAGATAATGTCAGTGGAGGAATCGAGCCAGTCTTTTCACATTCATACGAGCGTACCATCCAGACTTTTGACGGACCACGTTATGACAACGTTAAGGACTATGCTTTTGCACGAGGAGTCGAAGGACGAAAGGCAGATGATATTTCAGTTTATGAACACTTAGCTGTTTTAACTTTGGCTCAGCACTACATTGATAGTGCTTGTTCTAAAACCTGCAATGTAGGAGGTGATGTCAGCTATGATGATTTCAAACGTGTTTACGAAACGGCATGGAAAGAGGGAGCCAAGGGCTGTACTACATTTAGGATCACAGGAAAACGCTACGGAATCTTCAATGAGACCGTGGAAGCGGAAGCGGAAACAGAGGGCCAGATTGAAATCCCTTCAGAGGCGGATGGAAAGAAAGCAGAGGCGTGTTTTTTTGATCCGACTACTGGACAGCGAGAGTGCTCGTGAGTTATTAGATTAAAACAGGAGGTAGCGATGCCACTACAGATTATACCGATTACAGATCTAGCATCAGCAGGTCTAGTAGAAGATGCTCCAGCAGTGTCGCTACCACCTAATGTCTTTTCAGATGTTAAGAATGTTCGTTTTAGTGGTGGGGCTGTAAAAAGGTTCCCATCCGATGTTGATAAGCTTACATCTCTTACTAATGTTAAGTACGTTGCATTCTGGCCTTCAACACTTGGAGATAGGTATGTAGTTATTTCAGATGATAATACGAATACAACTTTTACAGTGTACAATGATAGCTTCTCTGTTGTGGCTGGACAGGGTGGTGTCAACACTGGGGTAACTGGTGGGAGTTGGCAGCATACTTTGTTTAATGGTGGTTATCATATCATCTTTAACAATACTAACTCTACCCCTGTGTTTCTACAAGATGATACAGCGGGAGTGACACCTCTTCCCGGATGGGATTCTTATGCTGTTGAAGAAGAAATGACTTCCTTTGAGCATGATGGTTCTTCAGGATCTGTAGAAGTTAAAAACACTGTGTTTGTAAATCCAGGAGCAGGTAACTCAATCTCTATTAAGATTACTTCGCTCCCTCGTAACACATCTTCACCTATACACACTGAAACAGTTACTATAAACTCTTCAGGTGTTGTATCTCCGGACGCTACATTGGTTAACATTGGTACAATTTCTGGTGTTGATTACGCAAACAACTTTTTTAACTTCACTCCAGACACATCATCTGGTGGTACTGTTTACAATGTCTTTGTAACAACCACCCCTGTGTCTACTGTTACAGCAGGTGTTGTTAGATCTTATGGTAACTTGATAGTTGCAGGTAACCTCAAAGAAACAGGAGGTCGTACCCTTACAGGTACTGTCAGAACCTCTGATGTTGCAGGTCCAGGATTTCTACCTCAGAATTGGAACCCCTTTAAGAGAGGGGCTAATACTGCAGATGAATTTATCTTAGCTTCTACAGGAACTATTCAAGATCTTGCAGAGCTACAAGGTGTGATGTACGTATATACAGACTCATCTATACACTCTATGCAGCGAACCGACTCTACTGTTATTCCTTTTCAAATTGCTACAGTGACTGATAACTATGGTGTACATAATACAGATGGTGTAATTGAAGTAGATGGTACGCACATTGTATATGGAAGTGATGATTGTTATAAGTTTGAAGGACATCCTGGATCCATTGCATCTATTTCTGATGGTCGTGTAAGAAACTTTTTCCGTAATAACTCAACAATTAAATCTGTTAGGTTTAATAAGTATGATGAGATTTGGTTTTGGAATACCGCAACTATATATGTTTGGAACTATCGCAACAATGTGTGGACTAAGAGAGACTTACCTACAGGTACAAATGCTGTGTCTTCAAGCAGAGGAGACCTACTTCTCGGAAGCCCTACAAAACTAGTTGGTGTAGATGGTACTTCGTTTTTACCCAATGCTTTAGTAGAACGTAAACGCTTGGCAATTACCCCTGAGTTTGACACTGAGAGTGTATCTAGTATGGCCCTGTTATTTGATGGTCCTTCTAAAGTTAGTATCAAGTATGATGGCATTGATAAGGTTGGTGAGGCAATTGACTTCTCAGCTAATGATGCAATAACTTTTGACAGTGCTCTTGAATACAAAGCAGACGTCAGGTTTAATGGTAGATTTTTAAACTATAGAATTGAAAGTCAAAGCAGTGAGATCACTCTTGATTGGACTCTCACAGGCTATCAGATTCAAGCGAGTAAAGGAGGTAGTCGATAATGGCAATTATCAGACCACCCTTTACCGGAGATGCTACCCTAGACTCTTGGACAAATCAAATAACACAAGCTCTTAATATGGGTAGTGCTTTGCCAGGAACTCAAGGATCATCATCTTCAACCAGCTCATCTGGACCGACAGGTAACACTGCTATCTATCTGTATCAAAGAACTACAACAGAGACAGCTCCAACTAGACCTTCCAGTGTCTCGTATAACTATACAAACATTGGGAGTGTAACTATTGTAGCTAACAATGGATGGGTGGGGTCAATCCCAGCATCAGGTGGTAAGTATCTTTGGATTA